TCACCCAAAGCTTTGCGCTGCTGCTGAAGGTACGCTTCATTGTCAGCCAACACCTCTGCATCAGTACGAGCGGCCTTTGCTTCTTCGTCGGCAACGATCTCGTTGAACTTCATCTGATACTTGGTGAAGAAGCCTTGCTCTTTAAAGATGCGTGATGCTTCTGGCTTCTTGTTCTCGCGGATCAGGCGACGCATCTCAGTCAGCGCCTCAAGTTCATCGATAGTTAAGTCAACGCTCTCAGCAATTTCAAGGTTGCCTTCTGCTTCAGCCTTAATGTTGTTGAAGAACTCAGCGATGGTTGTACGGACAGCGACCAAATCATCGATCATGTCCTTAGCCATCTGCTCACGAAGACCAAGGCTAGTGTACTTGGCAATTAACTGATCGATAACATTAAGGATCTTACCGATTAGGCCGGGACGCTTGGCACCCAACTGCTCCCAGAATTGACGATCAGTAAACATTAGACCAACAAGGTCTGCAGTCATCTCTTCTCTGATCTTGTCAACTGGATAATTGACACCGAGCAACTTGTCCCGCATAGCTTGACGCTCAGGCTGCTTGAGATAGCGGATCAGTTCAAACTGTAGATCCTCTGCTGCCTTTGGATACTGACGAGCAAGCTCATGGAACAACTCATGACCCAGAATGATCAATTGGTTTTGGGTTTTGTTCGCCTCAAAGTTCAGAGCAATAGTGCGCTGACCAAAGGAGATACCATTACGACGAGTAGTTCTTGGGTTCTTGCCAAGATACTTGATACCGTACAGGCGGATACCGAGCGCATCAGCAATCATCTGGAATTCAGGAGGCACCTTGGTCTGGACGTAGTTCATCCTGTCCAAATGCTCTGGATCTCCACCAGTTTTTTCGTAGTCAGACTTAGTTAGCGCAGTAACGATCTGATCAAAGCTGAATGGATCTGTGTCGGTTGGGAGGATGGGTGCCTCAACAACCTCAAAGGTATCTCTCTTGTACCCAGCATCAGGGATATTGTCAGGAGCTTCTGTTTCCTGTATAGCAGTAGGAGTCTCTTGTAACTGAGCGTCATAGCCCAGCGCCGTTTCCTCAAGGCCAGCCTCAAAGACAGGAGCAAATACTTCTGCCACTTCATCTTGAGTGTATCCCTCAGCCAACATGTCCAACATAGTTTCTTGGGCTTGCTGCTCACGGAACTCTGGTGGGCGCTGCATCAGATTCAAAGCCTGACGCTGATAGCCACCTAAGCGCAGGTCACGAGTCTCCTGATCGAGAGGTTCGCGACGTGGAGCGGGTGCTACTTGTTGGGTAGCTGGCTCTTCGCCCGGAGCTGGAGGTTCTTTGGTGATCCCTTGCTCTTGTTCTGCAGCAGCTTGTGCGGCTAGATCCTTGGCAACAGTAAGACCGCGGCTACCTGTAGTGCGCATCTCATCCCGAGCAGCCTCAGTAGCTGCATTCAGGTCGAAAGCTTCTAGCTGGTTGACAAACTGGTTGACAAAACCGGGTGCGCGTTCTGCAATACGCTGACCATTCTTTACCAGATCGACATCCTGAGACAGGGCTTCCAGATTCAGGCCGGGGTTTGCAGCCCTTAGACGAGCGCGAGTAGCTTCATCTCCGGTGGCATACAGGTGAGCCATCAGTTCTTGACTGTTAGCGCCCGATACCATCTCGGTATTTGTCAAATTGTTACGCCACTCTTTCTGAGTTTGGTCTGTTTGGGTAGTACCCGGCGCAGCATCAGGCGTAGCTGTTTTACCCTTGAGGCCAGAGATACCCCCAAAGAAGCCACCAGACACCCCGCCAAGCGCCCCGCCAGCTCCAGCAGCTTCCGGTACACCCTCAAGCAGATCTTTGTCTGGACGCGCTCCTGAGGTCATCTCGCCTACGTTCTGAGCGAACTGAGATCCACCTTCCTCGCCAGCTTCTTGAACTGTTTCTTTGGCAACACCTTTGGCTACTTCTTTGGCTATTGTCTTTTTGACACCTTCTTCAGCTACGCCAGTTACGCCACCCAGAACTTTAGCTTCCAGCTCACCAGCGCCAGATACCTTGTTCAAGACAAGCGAGATGGTTCCTGCCAAAGCTGTAGACACCACAGAAGCATCGTTTGCCAGCTTCATACGGGCTAGCTTAGGATCGCCCAGTTCAGCCAATAGCTTTTGATACTGTGGAGACTTGGCTAGTTCCTCTTCCTTCATGCCAAGGATGGACGAACGAGCGTCTGAGCCAGCGGCAGTGCCCTCAAGCACGGAGTTAACACCAAGAACTGTACGGGTTGCATTGGTTGCAGCCAGACTAGAAGCTGCTTCAGCCGACAGACCAGACTCAAGACCCCATGCAAATGTCTTAACCGCTACGGTACGAGCAGCCAAAGCAACGGTAGCCAACTGTGGTGCCATCTCAAACAGCATGGAGCCAGCCAGACGTGGGTTAGTCAGGACTGTTGTAAAGCTGTCAACAAAACCCTTAGCATCCTCTAGCTCTTTGCGTTGTGCTTGCAGGGCTGGGGAGTCTTGCTCACGGATCTGTTGAATACCTCCGGCAATGTTCTCTGTCCCAGTAGTCCCAGTACGGGACTTAATGGCCTCATCTAGCGCACCGCCAGACGCAAGGTTCCCAAGTTCATATACACCCTTGACAATGTTAACGCCGCCCGTTAATAGGGAGCGACCAGTGTCCCCAATGAAATCGCCTTCCAATGGACGCGACGAATCCTGAGGAGGGGGAGTGTCGATGATGCCTTGGGATTTTTTCCAAGCAGCTAGTTCTGCTGGATCGGTTTGATATTCACGCTGGGGTGAAGTCGAGGATGGGCCTGATGGCGCGGTAGAGATACCACGACGACGCTGGGAAGGGGTAGGAAGGGGTTCTTGTAAAGCACGATCAGCAAGCACACCGGGACGGTAGTCTTCGCCTATTGCCTCGCTAGCAATACGCCCCGGGACGTACTCTTGTCCAGTATCTTTCTGAACAAAGTCGCCCGGTTTGTATGAGCCATCGGAGATCCCCTTCCCCCTACGTCTAACTTCGGAGCCTGCTGTGTTTGAAGTCTTGTAGAGGGAAGTTGCCATTTATTTACCTATCATTTAGGAGGGCTATAAGGTATTTCTCTAACTGCTGCTGCAGCGGCCTCTTCGAGAGTTCTAACTTTTCCTGTCTCGTATAGGTTTCGCGCGCGGTTCAGTTGGTCTAGCGTATTCTTGCGGTAGTAATCTGCGTTGAATACGAAGCCGGGTTGTGATGCTTGCTTCTCTGCCAATGGGAACATGATATCCCGTAGCTGTTTGCCTATCGCATCCTTCTCGTCCTTGCCTTTCATGCTGGCAATTTCGATATCCTTACGGGCACGGAAGACTTCGCGATCCATTGCAGCTTTATTGGCTTCGCGAGACGTAGTGATATCTGCACCGATTCTCTTGTCAGTACGCTGATTCTCGCCCGCTTGCTTCTGGCCTTCCAGTCTTTGTTGTGCTTGGAATGCAGCGTATTCTTTTGGCCCCATTGACGGAAGTATAACATTTAAGAAAGAGTCAAAAACCACTTCTTCTTTCCCATTCTTCATTACAGTGCCCACGGTTTTCAGGCCGCCAAGCAACTCGTCTGGGACACGTTTCAACATAACATCATCAGGTATTTTAATTTTACTGTTTGGAACGTCGTTGAACATTTTTTTTGCGCCAGCAACGTCGCCAGTAACTTCAAAATACTTCAGAGCATCCAGAGCCCCTTCACTTGCTAATTCTTTGTCCTGTCTACGAGCAGCTTCAGCAATTTCAGGAGTCATCTTGGCGTGCTTAATTAGATTCTGATTGTTCAGATCTCTAAATAAAATCGCCTTTTGAGTTGAATCTAGCTCTGGGGCTTGTCTTAAACTGCCGGGCTTAAACATATTGCCGCGAGCCTTAGCCTCAGCAACAGCAGTTGGGCCATCTTGGAAGCGACGAACACCAAGGCTTTTACCGTCAGGAGTTATTTCCTCAGCCTCGTACCCAGCTTTCGATAGATTTTGAAATTGTGTATAGAGAGCTTTTTGGTCTGCAACAAATTCTTCTTCACGCTTAGCAGCATCAATCTGCATTTGTGTTTGCTGTCGAGTAAGCTCAGCCATCTTAGCGTCACGATCAGCACGATCTTTCTCTAGGGCAAAGCGATCCCTATCCAATGCCATGCGTTCTTTATCGCGCTCGATGGCCTGTTGCCGCTGCTCCATCTCTTGTGAAGTTTGATAGCCTTGAGCTAACCCGCCCAAGAAGGAACCGATTCCGCTAGCCATTATTTTTTACCTTTCAGTGCTTTCCTGCGACGCTGTACTTCAGCAGGGGTATGGGTCTGCTTAACCAACTTGTCTAGGTTCTTACGACCAATCTTCTTGACAGTATCGGCTGGGATCACATACTCTCCGTTAGACAACATAGCAGGGATCTTGTCATCCACAGGCCCACCGGGGCCACTCACAGGGCCGGGGCCTTCGTGTAGCATACCGATTGCTTTGCGGTTCCAAGGAGTAGACACGTCACCACCGTCAGCCTTGAAGAAACCAAAGCCTTTAGTGCCGCCGAATGCCATACCGCCCAACTGACCTAAGCCACCCCACAGAGCAGCATCAGCTTGCTGTTGAGCATTATAGCCTTGCATACGAGCGCCGAACTCTTGTCCGTAAATTCCACCAGCAGTGCCGTAGCCTTGTTGTGCGCCAGCCATTTGTTGACTGTAGCCTTGGTAGCCTTGACCCATGATATTGCCGGGAGCCATTGCTGAGTTGGTAGCACCTTGACCTGCGCTAATGCCAGTACCAAAGGATGCTGTCACGTTGGATGGTAAGCCACGACCAAGTGCAGCCGCGTCATACGTCATTGCTCGGCCTTTATCAACAGCAGCTTCTCTAGCGCCAGTAGCAGCGCCAGCACGAGCCAAAGCTTCTTGCAAGTTGAGCTGTTGGTTCAGAGCTGCGAACCTACCAGAGTTTGGATTGACACCAGATGCACGGGATTGACGTTGCGCTTGGCCTCGCATGTTTGCAAATGCTGAAGCGGTATCAGCAATTGCACCACGCGCCAACTTCTCACGCTCAGCCTCAGTGTTGTACTTCATTGCCTCATCCGTCAGCTTCTGCTCAAGAGGACGGAAGGTGCCTTTCATGTAGTCTTCGTACTCTTTAGCCTGACGCATTGACTCTTCCTGAGTCGTGACTTGGCCTTGTAGTACCTCAGTAAGAACTGGCTTTAGATCTTCGTACTGTTTTTTGTAGAAGTCTAGTTGCTCTCTGGCTATTTCCCTCTGAGCATCAGCAGCAGTCTTAGCAGCTTCGGCGCTGGCAAGCATACCGGGATTTGGATCTGGTGCGCTACCCTTACCACCAAAGCAGATGTTCTTCTTCTGCCAAACGGCTAGGTGGCGCTCAACCTTATCTTTAGGGTTGTCGCACACGTCTCCGTAGAATTCATTGAAACTATCGTATTTGTCGAACATTCTCAGTCCTTTAAAAATCTACACTTGTCTCGCCACATAACATATAGGATGACATCACCGCCATCGTGAGCCGCACCTTTGAGCATAGTTTCAACTTCGAAACCTATGTGTTCGACAAGGCGTTTAGAATCTACGTTCGAGTCTTCAACCCAAGCTGTAATTCTCTTGCAAGATAATTGCTTGAAGGGATATGCAAACGCAGCTTTAAGTAAGCTCTTGCTAATCCACCTCTTGCCTCTTCCCGCGCAATGCATGAAGATGTTATTCGTTGTGTACCCTTCATAGAGTACGGCACCGACTAGACCGCCATCGATCTCTCGTCCTATTCCTTGCATACCAGCGGAGTACATTACTGGTACGCCGATATCCTTTAGGAAGTGCCATACCCTATCTGGGTCGTTAATTAGTTTTTCCATACACTAATTGTTAAGACGATCTATGATCTCGTTAATTTTTGCAATCGCTTCATCTGGTGTTGCTGTATCAGGAAGGTATTCTAATTTGCCCCCTCGAACCCCAGTTAACATTTCAATGTTCTGTTTCATGGGGCCCAAGAGGGTTGATAGTCTACGATCAGGAACAACAACAGCAGGGATCGCTGGCTTCCTTAGTCGGCTCATAGTGTTTTCAGCTCTTTCATAGTTTCAGCAACTTTGATGTACCTGAACTCTACGTTGCCGGATATCTTCATTTCAATGATAGTGCCCTTGTACCCAGAAGGTAGTCGGTACACACCACTCTCAGTGTAAACAGTATTGTAGACCTCGTTACCGTCAACAATTAAAGTAAACTGAATGAAGCGATCATCCATTGCCTGAGGAATCGGCTGAAGGATAGAACCACCCATCACAAAATGATTGAGTGGTTTATCGTTTAAGTCGCCCTCAAGAGGATCACCAGTATCAAACAAAACTTGGTTAGCATCTTTGATAGACTGTACATACGCTTCCCACTGTGCTGCTGCTTCTGCACTAAGGAAGTCGGCATCAATCTCAATGGCACCCAAGTTAATTGGATCTGAGAAGATAAACTTCTTGGACAACCATTCAAATGGGAAGTTGTTTAGCCTGTTGCCTTCCCACTTGTATACAGTCCTATCCCACAAGTAGTACAGCTCAGCAGTTTCTGGATCGGTATATGCTGAACGAGCTTGCACGTTCGTTGTAGAGAACGGAGATGACTGCATCGTGCGGTCAAGAATGAAACCACCGTTAGCCAGATACTCAGTCGCCTGTTGATAGAAGCCAAAGTACTTACCGTTGTATACTGCGCCACGAATTGTAGGAGGATTGAACTTTTCAAAGTTATCCCGCAGCATGATGTTGCCAGTTGCCAAGCCAGTACCAGCAGGGCCTACCAAGCAAATACCATTAGGGCTTGCATACAGCACACCGTTTGCATCAGATGCAACAGAACGCGCAGACACGCATGGCTCAAGCTCAGTCAACTTCTCTGGAGTCATGGCACCCGGATCTGTACCAGAGAATACAACTGGGTATCCTTTGGTTAGAACCACAATGCTTTGACCGTACACAGCAATGTTTACAATGTCTGCTTCGACAGTGTATCGATAGGCTATAGGCCAAGCTTGCGGGAATCCAATCTCAGAAAACAGAACTTCTCTAAGGTGGAAGCCAGCTAAGAAACCACTAGGGTGAGCAACTATCCCGCTTAGTTCGCCGGGAGGTACACGAATAATTGTTTGAAGCTCTTCGCCAAGCTGAGTTGCTGTCTTGCTGTCGTTGTAGGTATAGCCCGGAGTTGCTGCGTTACTTGCAGGGATCTCATCAACAAACAAAAATGTAGGCGTAGATCCAGATACAGATCTATAGATACGAATCTTTGTTACGTTCTGATGAGCAAGGGCAGTTGCATCTTCAAAACCAGTTAGGTCAACCGTATCATTTGCATGAATAGTTACTACATTTGAAACTGCTGAAGGAGCGCTCTCTTCTTCAATGCCGCCAAACTCTTGGACGAAAGTGTAGACGTAGATTCGATCTTCAGTAGTACCACCGCCTACATGAACCTCGGTTGCAGTAAGCGCTGCAGCAGGAATTGGAACTGCGCCGTACAACCAATCAGCAGGAGGAGTGCCGTTAGTTGTCCCAGCCAAGCTTGAATTTGTTTTCTTTAACTCACTATTCTCTGTGTAGTAGACAGAGCTTGCTTCTGAATCATCCACGATTGGATTCAGTACAGCAGATACCACAGAATCCCAGACAACCCATCGGTCATCTTGGGCGTTGGTCTTCATTTTGTACAGGGTTTCACCGAACTCAATACACTCAAAAGCCGGAGTAACCGCAGAAGGCTTGTACCAACCCCTGAGGTCTCCGGCGTAAAGTTTAGTATTGATAGCTCGTTGAGCCTCACTGTCTTGAAGCAAGTGGGCGGCTACCCGTGGTACATAACCGCCCTGCGTCATAAGCTTCAGACCTGCCATTTTTTCCCCTTACACAATTCGCTCCCCACGGAAAAATGCTTTCTCGTTATGGACGGAGCAGAACTCTGGATATATTAGTTCGCCATCTACGATCGTCAGGACAGCAAAACCAGAGCAATGATTCTTTGGTTCGTCCTCGCCGTAGTGCATGTGATCACCGTCAACTTCAGCTAGGGTGCCAGTGTCGATACCCCAACGAGTCCCGCGGTAATCCGTGAGTAATGTTGCTTGCAACCTGTGAAGGTGTCCAGTACAAACAGAGATACCTCCATATAGGGTGTTGTTCCATGTAGCATGTACACCGTTGCGGAAGCGATGCTTGATCATGAGGTTCTCATTGACCATCAAGCTCATTGTAAAGTTCCAGTGCGGGAAGTGATCCTTTAAAGTGAATCCAGCAACACCCGCATACTCTGGTACGTTTTGAGCAAGCCTAGCTTCGAATCGCTGATCATGATTGCCCATCGTCCACCATAACTCTGAGCCCTTAGCAACTAAACGAATCTCATCTAGTCGCTCTTGTACAGCCTCAAGTTCTTGTTTGACGTTGGGTGTTGTGCCCCAGCCAGCTTTGGGGAATCTGCTGATAGATGAGCCATCAAACATATCACCATTCATGACGATGATTTCTGGCTTCAATTCTCCAGCGATTTCTAAGAATGCTTGATGCGCAGTACTAACCACACCCGGCCAGTAGTGAGCATCGGATGCTACTAGTATTGTCCCGTTTTCTAACTCACAGTTCACACGAGGAGAATGTTCACGGATTGTGAACGTCGGTGATCTGAAGTCAGAAGCGGCAAGAGTTGATCCGATCTTTTGCTCTAGTTGTTTTCTGCGGCGATATACCCACCGTAGATCAACATCAAGATCTCTTGCTACCGCAGCAGCAGATTGATATTTATTCCAGCTATCTAAAAACTCTTGCTCAGTTATTCGAGACATACAGCACCCTTATTTTGGGAGCATAGTCATTGCCATGCTCAGCAGTTTGAATATTAGAGCGCCTACGGTTGCCGATACACCTGACAACCACATCAGTGTTTTCCACCCACCACGAGCTTCAGACAATGTCTCTCGGATAGAATGCAAACACTCTTTTACTTCACGGAGTTCGGTATGCACTGCGTTTAACTCACGTTGCAGGGACTCGATCTCAGCCTCATGACGACCTAAGTCGCGGTGAATTTCCACGTCCATTACGCTACCCTTTCTCCGTTGCGAAGTTGAGCTAGTGTCTTACCACCTGTGTATTGGAAGTGCGGAAACTCTTTGAACTTCTTCCAATCACCAGCCCACTCCAATCCGGCCTCTTTACCTAGACTACCGATGGTTTGCCATACAGGGTTCTTTGTATCCCAGCATGCCTTACCATTAACGATAGGTACTACATCGAAAGCGCACCTGTGATTATGCCAACTCTCTCCAGCTTTTGCATTAGTAACAATCTTACCGGGTTGCGTTCTGCCTTGTGCGTATAGTGCATTCTGACTTTCTGCATCTCGGTATGTCGAAGTTATCAAGATATCTATATCATTCTCATGGCATAGCTCAAGAAACTTACGAGCCTTGTCTTGCACAACTGGCAACAGGTCGTCAATCTTGCGAGAGTTTATCATTTATTTCGTTCTTTCTGTAGCATATCTTGGCATGCATTAAGTTGTTCTACTGCTCTGTCTGCTTCGTTGAGGAGGGCGATAAGATCTCTTGAAGTCTTTTCAGAAAGTCTGGCTCTCGTCTCACCATTAGATCCGCAGGTACAGGCGGTAGTTCCGGGCACTTCAGTTCCGGGCGAACCACTTGAGACGTTGACCCACAACCCACGAGACTCAGCGTCAGCAATAGCAGCAGCTTTTTCACGATCCTTCTCCTGTAGTTTCTTTTGATACTTGGCTGATACTTGGCTTGCTTTTTCCGCAGACGCACGTTCCGCCGCTAGTACCTTTGCATTGGCATCCTCTATTGCACGGTTGAACTCGGCTAATTCCTTGACACGAGCTGCATCCCACTCGCCCTGCTTCAGAGAATCCCCTAACCACCAGCCCCCGGCAAACAGGGCACCCAGAAGAACCAACTTGATTATCCATGCGTATCCCTCAATTAGCTTTAGCATTACGAACCTCTTCAACCTTCTCTTGACCTCTAGTCCAAGCAGCTACACCAAGGATCGCGCCGAATGCCATGTGGAATAAACCACCATTAGATAATGTCAAAGGCACCCACTGTTGAGCTACCTTGCCTTCTCCGTGGATCTGGAGTAATGTCCAAACGATAGGGAATACTAGGAAGTCACACAGGTTAATTATCATATAGACAATTGCCATCATGGGTCGCCATTGTGTGCGCATCCAATCATCGCCAAACCATTTTGCCATCACCATTGACCCCCTTGTTGGAACATCCACCAGATGCCGTAGAAACTACCAAGCGATAAAAAAACCGCGACGACTATTGCCACGGCGGTTTCGATTGCTTCTCGGCGTTTAGCCTTCTGTCTTCGTTTTCGATCTAGCTCAGCCCTAGCTTTGAGTTGAGCCTCTTCGATTGCATGTTTCTCTGCCTCAATAATTCTTGCTCGTTCTTGACACATCTCTTCGTACAAGCCGGACTCGTTGAAGCCGTAGATCAGCATCTCTCGAAGTTCAACTTCCATCTTGAACATCTCGCGACGCATGAATACAATGTCGAGAGCTTGCTCAGTAGCAGAGCGTTTATTCTCTGGCTTAACCTGAACTTCGGCTGTCTTCTTGTACTCAATTTCAATCTGACCTTGGGCGTGGAAGAAGTCGCGAATCTCATGGTAGCAATCGCGAACTTCTTTCCCCAACTGAACTGCTTGACGGACTCCTTTCACAGCGGCTTGAGCGCCAGCAAACACTGCCGCAATCGTCATGATCGGTTCCATCTCTCTCCTTTAGTCTCCGAAGAACCTCCTTACGAAGCCCATGTCGTTGACAAATTTTCCCTTCTTAATGAAATCGAGTAGACCAACATCGTGAATCTTTGGGTCATACTCCTCGCATGAGAACGATACTTCTTCTCTAGGAACTAGGATGTATTGTGCCAATGGTGTACCAGCAGGGATTAGTTCAGTGCCCTCTTTTACATTCCATCGGATGAATGGATTCATTGCCGCCGCGCCATACTCACGGACAAACGTCCCCGGCATTACCTCAAACCTACAATCATCTTGGTAGGGTATGGGCATTTCCAGAAGGTAGTATCCTTTTGGTACTTCGCAGCGCCAACCAGTATTAAACTTTAGTAAATGCTTTAGTGAGTGATCAGGCCAGTTGTCCATGAACTTAGAGTAGTTCTGTTCATGAACCCAATCCATCAATGGTGTGTCCCACTTATGTGGTGAGCGCCATTCAAATGACAGGCCATCGCCATTGGTTGTGATTGCTATATCAGACCAAGTACGCATAATCCATCCATGCCGAAGCAGATGGAATATTCCGGGGCATCGAGCCGCATGCACGTTACTCTGTGTTTTGTAGTCAGGCTTCTTTGCTACGGCTGCATAATCATCTCTCATGCGCCTTACCCAAGGGAAAGATACATCCTTAGATCTTTCCATTGGATAAACTTTTGCTACGTCAGGTATTTCATTTACAAATTTTAGATGCACACAACCCCCTCAATGTATCGTAGCTAGTCCGGGTAAAGCTCATTGTCAATACCCTACGAGTATGCCCAGCCTTCATTCTTACTGAGTGCGGCTCAGAAACATTTAGTATCCAAGTCTCACCAGTTTTTGCTGTGAAGCTACTCTTCTCTGTTGCTATGTTGTTATCATCATCCCAATCAAAGAATGATGTAACCTCATCTTCCGCACCGTCTATGTAATAGTTGATTGCAGCAATTCTTGCAAGATCGACATGTATTGCAAGAACTGAATCTCTATCTTTTGGAGCGGCAACTTCAACAACAGAAAGCTCAGGCACCTCTACTTGTAACACATTTTTAGGTAGTTGCGCAAGTATAAAATCTCTAGCTCTACTACCCGGGAGCAACATAACATCCACAGGAAGCAAGTCGTATTTGTCAGCTTGCTGTTTTGAATACTTTTGGTGACGAGTAATTCTTCTGTATAGAGGCAACGCAATACCATCTAAACAACCTGCATCCAGATTGATATTTAATTTGCAAGCCTCTTTCATAAGTACCTCGACACTACTTCGTATGGGGTTGTTTTAAAAGAAAAGCCAAGAGACTTTCTAACGTGTGGGCTGCTTAACTTCACATCGTGTATCTCGTCTGTATTAAGAAGCCAAGCCTCGCCATGACTAGCACAGAATGACCCAACTCGTTCTAGCTTGTTGGCATTCATTCTATAGCTTGAGGTTACTTCCCCGTGTGTATCAAAATAAAAATTTATGGTGCATAGTCTTGTGCCATCCTTATGAGCCGGGAGATAACTCTTCTCATCAGACGGAGTTATATTCATAGCCCACAACTCTGGAACTTCTATGTCCAACAAATCTTTAGGCAAGTACTGTAGCAATCTGCTCTCATCTTCTTGTAACGGTTTGTAAGTTGTTACAGGAACATCGCCATAGTCTTTGTATTGACGCATGGCGCGTTGAGCATACTTGGTAGTCTTGTCGTACACATGAATGACATCAAGCCCAGCACAGTCTAGGGTGTACCCATCTGTGTCGAACTTGATGTCTAGTTTACGGAAGTAACCTTTGCATTCCACTGTTAAGCCACTTTAAGAATTAAGGTATCCTCTATTGCAACAAGAACTTCTGTGGCCGACATAATAACCTGCCTAGGCCCAGCTATTTCTTTTACCCGGTTTGATAAGCGACCATCCATCAGGAATAACTTATCACCAGCATTAAAGGACATTGTTTCTCCCACGCCCAATCTAAAGAAAGAGCAATTAGGAAGCGTACCTGAATTTGCTGGCGCATTAAAGCACCACACGGCAGTATCTTCTACTGGTCTCATGCGGTACTCGCCACGAGTGTGTGGAGTATCCAATGTATTCCAACCGCGAACACAATCAGTAACCGCCCCAGTATCTATGTTTTCATGAGTGTGCTTGCCAGACTCAATGAACCAAAGATACTTGCCCACGCCAGCCACGTCGCCATTTTTATCAATTGCAAAATAATTATTATGCATTACTTTGTCGTTGATAAACTCGCCTTGCTCAACTGTGGTTCGATCAATGACCCACCCATGACAAGGATATGATTTGATTTCCATTAGAACTCCTCAACAGGGGATTCTGGTTCGTAGCGTTGCAACAGTGTGAACACACCGTCCTTATACCAGTACTCGTCTGCAACAATGTCATCGGAACAGTCAACCCAGAACAGAGGATCAGCTACAGGAAAGTCCTGCGCTGAAACCTCTGCTACACGGAATCCACTTTCCCGAGGTTCCATTGGGGAAATTAAAGCTTTCATAATCACCTCGATTAGTAGTATTCGTAGACTATCACAACACCAGCAGCGCCAGTAGCAGCATTGTTTGTGCCGCTGCTGAACCCGCCGCCGCCACCACCGCCGTATAGCGAGTTAATCGCAGCTCCAGCCGCGTTACTCTTAGCGCCAGCACCAGCACCAGAATATCCAAAGCCGGATATGCCACCATCTCCACCAACAGAGCCTTGAACATCGGCAGCTTTAGCACCATCAATGTTGATGCCTTCAGCAGGAGTGTTGGAGAATGTTGATGTACCAAGTCCACCACTTCCACCAACAGAAGAAGCAGTAGCAGGAGCAGCGCCATCAAACTTAAACGCACCGCCACCACCAGTAGCAGTAACGTGTGAGCCAAAGGATGAAGTACCACCAGAGCCACCGTCAGTGTTGGTTGTACCTGTCTTAGATGCTGTGCCACCAGTACCAACAGTAACAGTCTCAGTAGAGCCAAGGGCTGCAGCAAGAATTAACTTGCGAGAGTAACCGCCACCTCCACCGCCAGCACCAGCGTAAGTCGTTTTCCCTGATGTTCCGCGAGTAGAGCCACCACCACCACCAGCAATTACCTCAACAATCACAGCCTTCAGGCCAGTGTTCTTAGTCCAAGTGCCGCTAGCAGTAAAGACTTCAACGGAAGGAGGATCTGCTGTAAATGTGATATCACCTGTTTGGCCGTTGAAGCTAAGCACGCCATCGTTGTCAATAGTGATGTCACCATCAGGTGCGCTTACACTAATGCCATCGCCAGCCGTTAACGACCATACACCGTCGTTATAGATTACAGGATTACCAGCAACCCCATTGCCATCGTCAACACTGATACCAGCATTGCCAGCAGTAATAGTACGAGCGGTTGAACCGTTGGCTGTCGTGCGTGCCATAATACCGTTGGCACCCGGGTCTTGCACCACGTCAAGATTTGCTCTAGCATCACCTTCATTGCCAGCTCCTGTACCACCCTGAGATATGGGTAGGTCAACGATGTTCTCACCCTCAGCAGCAGCAGCAAAACCAGCAGCAGTCGGGCGCAGTTCAAACTTGTCACCACCAACATAAGCGTTGGCAGATGTTCCTTCTTGACCGCGAACCACAGTCATCACGTCGCCAGTGCGACCAGTGACTTTGACGATCTCAATGTTGTTTGAGGAATCGACAAGGGTTGCATAGAAGTAGTCGCCAGCACCCAAGGTAGGGAACAAGGAACCACCGCTAGAGGCAACCGTGATAGTCGTAGCTACGGCTGAGATGGAACTTGCTAGAGTAGTACTAGCATTGTTAGTCCATTTGATTGCCATTCGTTATGCTCCTATTAAGCTGCGGTTACAGTCCAAGTGATAGTCATCGCATCAGACGCACCCTTGTTCACAACAGCAAAGGTTGTGTGGCAAAGCATTGTGCCGCCAGAACCAGCGTTGAATATGCCAGCCTCTTCCAGTGCGCCAGTACCAACGCCAGCACCAAACGATGCAACATAGGTTACAACATTGTCAACAGCCGTGGAAGATGTCAGCGCTTGACGAGCCAACTCATTACCAAGGGCTGTGTCACCAGCAACAGGGGAAGTGCCATCATCACCAACAGCCATGTGCGACATAACAGCTTGTGCTGTACCGACCATACGACTGGCAATGAAGTCAAGACCAACATCAACGACTAGGTTATGGATCTCGCGCTTGTCTTTCAGATCACCAGTTACGGGATCAAATACTTCAATGAGGACATCGCCTTTCAGCTTGAAGTTCTCAGTTAACATTAGGTATCTCCTTATGGGCCATTCAGAGTGAAGAAGTTCAGAACATAATTGTTAAGCAGTTGAGCCTCAGCAGAAATGATTTGTACAACCACATTTTCTGAGAAGCTAAAAGAGTCACCAGTTACGTTCTTGTAATAGTGCCTAGCGTCGGCATCCGTTATTGTTGCCGAGTCTGCCAGAGGTCTACTGAACTGCTTACTCAGTGCCTCAGTTACGATGCTCGTATCATTGAAGCTACGATTGAATTGTACTACCCTAGTGAATACATCAGATGCACTAAAGCTTTCAACGAGAGCCCTTGCCATATCTTTGGCCGCCGCATCTGAAAGAATAGATTCATCCTGTAGTGCTTTGGATATATCTCTTGTCGCAGAGTCGGAGGTTGATACGGTATCAGCTACTGCTTTAGCTACACTTCTTGTATCACTATCACTTATTGCAAAGGTGTCGGACGCAGGTTTAGCTACACTCTTTGACGGAGCGTCACTGAGTATGGACTCGTCGGACATTGATTTGTCCACGTCCTTAGCCAAACTCTCAGTAGCGTCAACCGCATCAGAGAGTGATTTATCTACATCAATGATGTTGGTATCGGATATCGCAAAACTATCAGAGAAACTTCGCAGTATGACAATTGTCACTACGATAACATCAGTAACACCATAGGAATCACTGAATGGTTTCTCAACAGCTTTAGCCGCCGCATCGTTGCTAGAGAAAGAATCAGCCCTTGTTGTTGCTATAGAAAGGGAGATACTATCGTTTGCCGATACTACGTCTTGATAGAGCTTGTACCATCCAGCCTCATCGAGATAGGATGTAGCTTCTATCAAAGCAGCTTGAATCGCTGTTTGCGGTAACTCTATTGATACCGTTGCGGTTCCGACAGCAGCAAACAGAGAGGCCGAAGCCTTTGCCCGTTCGATGACTACATTCACCGCTTGGACACTAATGCTGCTTGCTACCCTTACTTCTGAGACTAGGGCTGAGGCGAGGACGGAAGATACCGTCACTCCCATCTTAGAACTCCGAACGTAGTTTGAACTTTAGTAAGTCGTAGACAGTCTGTATTGAACCGTCTTGGAACGTGATTTCAATTTCGCCTTCGTACTCACCGGGTGGGCCATCAAGTGCTGTAGGTTCTGTAGTCCAATAAAAGGCTACGACACCGCCAGCTCCATTTGTTACCACACCAGTAATTGTGGCTGTTAATACGGTAGCTCCAACTTGTCTGAACTTTAACAGTACTGTGGCACCAGTGATGTTGATTGCATCGCCAGTGGTTTCGTCTGTTAGTGTGCAGATCAAGGTAGGCTTCGTATCACCTTGAACTAGCTTGATCTTGTCCGTCATTAGATTCTCCGAATTTTTACATGCTTACTAACGCGCACATAGTTCTTCAGAGCGCGATCCCTAGCCACGTTCAATCCAGCAGTGTACAGAGCTTGACGAGCAGCAGCTAGTTTGAAGTCTGTGTAAGGCTTGTCATGAGACATGAACATCCTAGCTAAAACGCCGTGAGCTATGATCTCTGCATAGTCTTCGTAAATAACATCGTCAATAGATGAAGTGCTACGAGTTGGCTTTAACGCTACAACTAGAGTTATAGCATTGGCAAGTGTTTCATTAGGGATTGGATAAACAGAAAACGTATCAGCATCTTTCTGCCATACGTTCCGCGGATCTTCACGCCTTACTGGTGCATCTGCTGCATTTGGATTGTACGCAGCAGGATTAGTGATCTCATCAAATGAGACGGGGGTAAGCTCCCTACCTTTGTACCAGCCCTTCAGGATCTTTGTTACTCTCCTATCCTTAGGTGGCTCAAGGTCATAGTCAGATACATCGACAATCCCAGTTACAGGATCTAGTGTGGTTTGTAGGATCAAAGACTTTTCGCAGAAGTCAATGATTGTGTTTTTAATTTCTAGTAGTGCCATGTCTACGTTCGCAGATGGAACGTGAGGCATAACATTATCTAGGAAGTCGTTATGGCTTTTCATTTCTGTATCAACTCCCTCTGCCATAGTGCGCGTAGATTTGCTGCTCTAGTTCCTTCAGAATACTCGTCATCTCTAAGTTCAGATCTAAAGACAACGTAGTATGAAAGCAACTTTTGCACGTTATGAGGAAGTGGTATAACGTCTGTGGCAACGTAGTCAGGATCGTCTGCACCCCAGCCAAGACCACTACCTAGTCTGAAGTCTGGACGTAGGCGGAACATCTCAGACACACCGTCATTGCAGTAACCCATCAACTGTTCATCAGTGTACCGAACGCCTGACGCATCGTTAAGGGTGACTCGCACATCATCAATTATCTCTTGGAAGGTATGGGACATTCT